CACGTCCCTTCAGGACGTGTCGAATGGGCCTAGCCCGTTAACACTTTTCTAGTGTCACCCTTGGAGCGCTTATGCAGCAATTGCAGCAGTTTAATACTATAGTCGGAGTTAATGATCCTGGACCCACGCCGGTCTACCGTTGGGATGGTTCGAATACGTTTGTTCGAAATCTTTCGGTCACGGCGCAAATACCTGTATCTGAATATCGCGAATACGTTAAATCGGATTCGTGGCACAGGAAGACACCCTATGATGGGGCTTCCTGGGCTAAGATAAAGGCATCAGGCGAGATCAAGATGACGCCATATTTTAACAAGCGGTACGAGGTCGCCAACCATTTGGCCGAAATTCATCGGTCGGTTGCCGACTTCCTCGTAGGTTGTATGGCTTCTACATCTGCCCCTTACGGTTCAAAACGTTTCTTTACAAAAATTGGAACGTATGGCGAACAGGGGGATTACGACTACTGGAACGAGCGGTTTAACAATGCCCCTTCCTTCAAACTGCAAACTGACAACCTTGACGTAGAAGTTGAATCTTTGAAATCAAGGCTGGTGGCCGATACCCTGAACCAATTCGATGCTTTAACCGAACTGGCCGAGGTTAAGGACACTTTCGAAACCATTAAGAATCTTCTAAAAATGGCCTCACGGCCTTTAGAATCCTTCGCGTCATTACTAGCGAAGGTCCGTAGAAATCCAAAGGAGAACATCCCTAAGGAGTTAGCGGATAAATGGCTCGAAACTCAGTATGCTATCATGCCTTTAATGTTTTCTATAAAGGACGCGCTTGAGCTTCATGCTAAGCGTAATGATAGCTTTGTCACTACTCGTGTTTCAAACAAGCTCGATGGCGAGTTTGAGGTACCGGATCTCTCTTCCACCTGCTTTTATCAAACAGGCATCTGGGGTTGTACCATCCGTGGTACATCGAGATCTAGGTACAGTAGTGACGCGCTCACGAAAATAGCGGAATCGCTAACAGTCAATCCGTCTCTCACTTTGTGGGAGTTGACTCCGTTTAGCGTAATTGTCGATTGGTTCCTCAATGTTGGGGAGTGGTTGCTTGCGCAAACATTCTCTTTCAACGACTTCGCCGTCGATCGAAAATTCTGCTACTCAATTAAAACTGAATCGCACATATTCGATTTCCTCCACATTGTCGAGAATGGTGGCACTCATGTCACCTATCCCGATTATTCTTCAACGCCGGGTTTAACCGGCTGTGGAGGTGGAATCGACACCTACATAGGTGTCTATAATCTAAACAGTTCCCATATGTTACGGGAGATGAAGATTCAAGAGTATGAACGGTTCGTCTTTCAACCTACTGATGTACAGCTCACTTGGTCGCCCTTCCTTGATTGGAAACGGTGGACAACGGCTTTTGCACTCAGTATATCACCTTTAATATCAACCCTAAAGAGGTTAACTTAAAAATCATGGCTGAAATAAACAACAGCATGCAGCGCCTTAGACAAGACGCTAATGGATCAACTTACGCTGACCCCTTGAATCCGAATCATGTGATTCGATTCAAATGTGTACGTAGCGCCAAGAAACTCGGCACTGCGAATACAACGAATTACATCTTGGAAGTCATAGCCAATGACACCACACCTGTGGATATCAACGGCGATACTTACAACGATGCAGTTAGCGTACGTTTGCGTATCAGTGGGTGTTTGGAAAGTGGGGCTCGGAAAGCCCAAATTGCCAAAGCCATCTGCGCGCAGGTAAGTACATGGTTAGATGAAAATGTGATGGTCGGTTTTGAACCTACCACCCCTCCCTATAACACTGTAACTCAGTAACGTGGGGATCCTATGGATACTACACAAAGCACCATCCGTGCCTTTAATAAAGTTCTATCGAATCATGCGCATACGTTCCAAAAAGAACTCACTACGCGCACAATCGGTTTTCCTGAAGAATTTGCTATCAAGCGATTTCTTGGGAAATTTGAAGAACCTAGCCCTGAGCGTGTGCAAGCTTTGGAATCCCAATGTTGGGAGACCTGGATTGCAGCGGATCAGAGTATCAAAGGAATACATTTACCATCAGGTGAATGGTACCGCGTTCGTAGCACCCTACACGGGATCGTTACGAGCTGTAAGTTTGAAACTGTTGACTTCCCAAAAGGTAGTGAGTACACACCTACCCGGGGCCAGAATAGCGTTGAAGCTAGACTTATATCAACAGAATGGTCATGTACGTACGACAACTTTGAGCAGTTTGCCCGAATTTGTTATCGTCACAAGGCTCTCAAACGAGCAGTTAAGCGTAAGTATAATACCTGGTTCCGGGGACGAAACTTTGATGTCCCGCGTGGAGTCAGCGACGGTATCCTTTATAGGAACTTCGCTGGAAAGTCTCGACGCAACGCCGACGTCGCCTATGATATTTTCTCGTGGAAGCTAGCACAAGTTACAAAATTAGTGCATGGCAGCCGTTTTTCAACGGTTCCTAAGAATAATCTGAAGCGGCGCCCTATTAATTTAGAGGCGTTCGGAAATATCCTGTCGCAACGTAGTATTGGATTACATCTTAAACAAAACGTTTTACAAAGACGTCTTGATGTAGATCTAGATGGCCTAGCCTTACGGCATAGGTATCGTATTCGTGACAACGATGTCGCGACTATTGACCTACAAAATGCAAGCGACTCAATCGCTCTCTCATTAGTTGAGTTCCTCTTCCCTGCGAGCTTCGTAAAGCAAATTAAAGCTACGCGATCACCTTTTATTTACGGACTGGATAAAGTTTTTCATCCGGTGCGTAAGGTGTCCTCAATGGGTTGTGGATTCACTTTTGAGTTGATGACCCTAATACTCACGTGCCTATGTCGCACGCTTGACCCTAATTCCTCCGTTTTTGGTGATGATATCATCATTGCTAAAGACAAGGCCCCACGTCTAATCCAACTTCTACAAGAGGTTGGGTTCGTAGTCAATGAAGAGAAATCTTTCATTGATGGGCCGTTTAGGGAAAGCTGCGGTGCAAATTATCATGATAACTTCGGTTACCTTGAGTCATACGACTTCAAGTGGTGCGAAAGCATAAATGATTGCATCGTAGTTTACAACAAAGTGTGCAGACTTTCTAAATTTTCCTCCTTATTTGGAAAGTTACGGAAAGATTTACATAGGTGTATACCATTAGCCTTGCGCGGTAGCTATCGTCGAGATGTCATGGACGTGGATTATATCCATACCATTGGCAATCACATAGCAACGACAGGACTTCTTAACCATCCATTTTCCGGTTCTTTCCATAGTAATGAAAAGCCGTTTTGCAACAAGGGGCGTAAGGATGATCAGCTCAAAAGGCATGATCAGAAACCTGCGCGTAATCCCAAGAAGCAGCGGATTAGAAAACAGTTGGATGAACACCAGATGGTTACGCCAACGAAGAGACAGTTGGACATATTGCAGAAAGTCGCAAGTTCTTTAAATTATGACATGAGTCATTTGAGCTTGTTTATCGGCTTCGAATATGTGCCAGCACTTCGGTCGCGTACAGTTATAACACTTGAAAACCAGAACCATTGGGCTAAGTACGAGATGTACCTGCATGGTGGCATGGTTAGTAAAGACGTGTTAACTGGAGAAGGCCAGTGGGTTAAAGTTCTGATGTGTACGTTCGGTGGATTGACCTTTCGGTTCAGTTCGCTTAAACGCGCACATGCGGCATAACAGCCACACTTGACCCAAATCCCTGTAAACAGGGGCACCCTCTTTGAGGACTTTCACATATACAAAAAAGTGAATTTTAAAT